TTCCCAGTTGAAGCTCAACACGTCCGTGAGCTTTCCGAGAAGCCAATCCTTGAGGCCTCCGAGGGCCTCGCAGAAACCATTCCATAGCTCTCTCCAGTCGATGTTCAGGATCTTGTCCGTGACGTTCTTCTTGAACCACTTGGGGATCTTTTCTAGGGTCTCGCAGAAACCATTCCATAGCTCTCTCCAGTCGATGTTGGTGAGCTCCTTGACGATGCCTTTGATGTTGAGCTTCTCGCCCAACTTCTCGCCCAGCTTGGAGGCCTCCTCCATGCCGTCCTTGAGCTTGTCGGCCTGCTCCGCATCGCCGGAATTGGACATGTCGAGCGTGTTCAGCTTGTCGAAACCCGCCAGCCCTGCGGATGTGGCCTCGACGACCTCGCCCATGGAATCGGCCGCATCCTTCGCCGACTCGGACGACGATTTGAAGACGTCTCCGAATCCGAGGAAGTTGGCGAGGGTGTTGATGCCGCTCTTTATCCACTCGACGACCTGCTTGAGTCCGTCGATGACGGGCCGGATCATGCCCTTTACGATCCCCCATATGAATGAACGTAGTATGCGGATCTTCTCCAGGATCCATGTGATGCCGTCCACGACCTTGGAGACGACCGTCATGATGCCGTTGACCAGCGGAGCCGTGAAGGACCCGATCGTGGTCTTCAGCTTCTTGACGCTCTTCTGCATCTGCCCCGCAGCCTTGGAGTAGCCTTTCGGGTCGAACATCCGGGCCGTGTCCTTGGCGAACTGCCAGGCGACCTTGGCGGCCTTGGCCGCGATGGCCACCAGCGCACCGATCACACCGAGCTTGAAAAGCTTGGCCATCCCGGACGACTTGCCGAAGGCTCCGTCGATCTTGCTGGAGGACTCCTGCCATGCGTCGGACACCTTTTTGAACGTGGGCGAGATGGCAGACAACTTGGAGTTGAACTGCCCCCATTTGGACTGCGACTTCTCCGATTTGTCGGCGGTCTGGTCGAGCTTGCGGTCGACCGCGTCCATGTCCTTCTCGAAGGACTTGGTATCGGCCGTGACCTTGATCTTGATCTCATCTGCCATGTGATAACCTCATGAGCTTGGCGATCTGCTGGCGCTGGGCCATCAGCTGGCGCTCCTCCTCGGCACGACGCTCCAGGTCGGCCCACTCCCTCTCGGTGTAGAACGGCCGCAGGACGCGAGAGGTGTCGCCCCCGCCGATGTTGATGCCGATGCCTGCGCAGATGGACAGGGACAGGGCTTGGAGCTCCTCCCTCCTCCGCTCGCGCTTGAGCGTCGCAGCCTGCCAGATGAGGGATGGCGGCAGAGAGGGATCCATGCCCTCTGACACTGCCACCAGCCTCGTTAGCTCTCTCACTCCCCCTGTGCCGGGGAACCCGTAAACCCCATCAGCTTGGAGTTCTGCACGATGTCTCCCATCGTGGTGATGTCCACGCCCTGCTCCAGGGCATCCTTGTAGTCGCGGAAGCCGAGGAGCATGGACATGAGGTTGAGGTCCGTGAACCGCATCTTCTCCATGCGCTGGAACAGGTCGAGGATGGACCAGTCGGGATGCTCCTCCTCGTATGCGCAGATGGCATCGATGTCGAGGTCGATATCCCTCTCGGTGCCGTCGGCGAGGGTGACGAGGGTCACTCGGTCGCCTCCGGGATCTCCTCTGCCGCGTCCACCCACATGGGATAGAGGTGCAGGGATTCGATCATGGTGATCTTCTTGCCGGGCTTGTAGACCGCGCCCGTTCCGTCCTCGCGGGTGTTCCACGCATAGAACGCCTTGCCGTCGGGGACGGGGCCGTCGTATGCCTTGATGACAATCTCGGCTCCGATGCGGTGCTTGGTCATGGTCATGCGACCGCCCCCTGCTGTCCGTCCTCATATGTAAGCATTAGAGTCTGGGTGATCTCCCCCACGGTCAGTGCAGACTGCGGGATGATGGTCAGGATGAAGTCCTGCTTGGAGGACACTGCACCTGCGCCGAAGCGGTAGGAGAACTGGCCCTTGAAGCTGACCTGTTTCTTGAGCTGGGAGTAGACGACTTTCCATTCGTAGACGGTCTCCTCGTCCATGGCGAGGATCAGGTCCATGTTGGAGTCCGTCACGCCCGCGGGCATTGCGTTCATCGTGAACTCCAAATCGGAGCTCCAGTCGGGAATGTCACGGATATATTCCTTCATCTCGGAGGTCAGGTGGGTCACGTCGATCTTCTCCGCGCTCTGCCCGATCTCGGGCACGGCGCTCACCTCCTTGATCTCCTTCCAGTCCGTGCTCTGCTTCACGTAGAGCTGGACACCTTTGGCGGATACTGCTTCTGACATATGATCTCCTCATGCGAAGATTCTCCCGCGCGTGTCCATCAGCCCTCCGATGGTCAGATTGACGCGGTAAAGATGGTTGGGCTCCTCGTAGATGCCGGAGAAGCCGGTGGATTGGATGTTGTAACGTGATAGAGCGTCGAGGACGTCCATCGCGGTCTTGTGCGCAACAGATGGCGAGGATGCGAGGATGCCCACGGAGTAGGTGAGACGGACGAGGACCTCGGAGCCGTCGGGTCCGACCTGCTCCGGTGTCCTGCCGATCATGTCGATGACGGCGTAGGGTCCCTTGGGGGACTTCTGCGGCCATGCAAGGTAGGCGGAGCCTACCACACCCTTGATGATGGATAGGATGTGCTCGGTAGGGTCTATCATGCCTCGAACTCCTCCTTGATGCCGTCCTTGATGATCTCGAGGAACGCCTTGCGGTTGTTATAGAGCGCAGGACGCATGAACGGTCTGGCAGGCTGGCTGACGGCGACCTTGAATGGCCTCTCTGGGTCGCCCGTGGGGTAGACCCATGAGGACTTGGAGGTGTGCGGTATCTCCGGGTCGCCTTTCGGACCAGTGCCGTACTCGATGAAGAGCGCGTAGGACACGTCCGTGCGGATGCCGATCGACACACCCTCCTCCGGATGCTCGACGAAGCTGTTGTAGCCGTCATCCATCTCAATGGAGTTGCGCAGGAGGCCCGTGTCCACGGCCTTCCGGTCCGTGAGCTTCCGTGCGGCGGTAGTCCGCATCTTCTCCTGGATCCTGTCCGCGCACCGTCTCTCGATGATGCCGCCCAGGTCCACCATGCTGCGGATCTTCCTCTGCACGTCCTCGGCGTCGACCTCGATCCTCATATCGGCCTGACCTCCAGGTTCTGACTGCCCGGATAGTCCAGACAGGACACGATCTCATAGGTCGGCTCGGTGGAGCCCGCAGGCCCCATCCTGTCGCCGAGGACGAACGGATGTGCGAACGACACGACGGCCCTCCAGCGGGTCTCGGAGTCCGAAGTCCCCGAGTCGGACTGGGTCCGACCGGAGGACAGGGGTGAGAAGCCGATGAAGATGACCTTGGGCTCACGCACATAGGATGGCACGGCATCGCCGGTCTCGGAGTCCGTGGACTCGACCCTGCGATACCGCAGCATGCGGCGGAGATCGGTTGCCAGACACTGCATCGACACCGACCACCAGCTTCCATGCCTTGATCTCGCGCTCGATATCCGCGGGCATGGTCGCCTCCGGATACTCGCGCTCGACCTCGCCGTCCTTGACGTGCTTGGCACCCTCGCCGCCCTCCATGTTGGACCACATCACCGCGATGCGCGTGATGATGGAGTCCGCACGGGCTCCGGGATCCGCACTGCGATGGGTCACGGAGAGGAAATAGTCCCTCGAATCCTCCAGGAGCATCGTCAGATACTCGTCGGATTTGTCCGTGAGGGTCCTCCTGGTGCGGAGACGGGATAGACGGCGGAGGGTGTCGGTGTCCATGCGATCAACTCGATTTCTTTCCGCACTGGGCGTAGATGCCGCTTGCGCCGGAGTTCTTCTCCACGATCACATCGTGGTAGAGCCTGTACATCAGAGAGTCCGCGTCCTTGGACTGGTTGATGCTCGCGTCAATGAACTTGGGCTCGCTGAAGACGGTGACTCCTTGGGCGCATCCGGGTGCGACGATGACAAAATAGATGTCCTGCGCATCGGTGCCGGGTGCGATTCCGCCCTTGTTGCCGGAGGTGGCTCCGGGGGTGTTGTAGGAGTAGATGGTCTTCATCCTCGCAGACGGGACCCACACGATAGGGTTGCCGTCGATGCTCTCGGTGGTGAGGTCGATGTTGGGCACTCCGGAGATCTGCTTGACCTTGGTGTACTCGCTGGACTCGCGGAGGACCGACTTCATGTTGTTGTTGAGGTAGATGGTGCTTCCGGAGTCCACTCCGCGCTCCTCGTAGATGGTGTCGAGTCCGACTCCGATCTTGGAGAGGAGGTTGGCCTTGGTGGGTGCGGCGGTCTCCTCGACGACGTGGGATGCCAGTGCGGTCTTGGTCTTGGAGACGGCTCCGCTGAGTCTGGTGGCATCGATCTCGGGGATGACCTGGAGCCTCATGAGCTGGGCCGCTGCTGCGGCGGTGCTTGCGAGTCCGTCGGTCTGGACCTTGTCCTTGCGGTCGATGTCGATCTTGATTCCCCTGTCGTAAGCCAGGGTGTAGTCCGTCCACTCGATGGTGGCGGCTCCGACGGGATATCCCTTGACCTTGTCATAGTCTCCGAGTCCGTCGGTGGACATGGTGGGGAGCTTGGCGGTCGCCGAGCCGTTGAAGGCCTGGACGATCTCCGAAGATGCATTCATCCCCGCCGTTACGCTTTCTTTCTTGACGATCTCGTCCATCTTGGTGGAGATCATCTTGACGATGGTGGTGATGGAGTTGTCCACACCACTGCCTGAGTATGTCGCTGCCATGTGATCATCTCTTAATGCCCATGAGGCGATCGAGCATGCTGCTCATTTCGTCCTCCTTGGTCGGGCCGGCACCCTGTCCTACCGGAGGGGTGCCCCGATTGAGGCTCTCGCTGACCTGTCTGGCCACGAGATCCGAGACGGACTTGGAGAACGCGGCGATGTTGGCATCCGTCTGATCATCGGAGTCTCCGATGAGGTTGCCTGCGAACTCCACAGGAAGCCCCTGTTTGGCGAGCTCGCCCTGCGCTCTGGTGACGGCCAGAGTACGCTTGAGCTCCGCGAGCTCGGTATCCCTCGCCTTCACCTTCTGCTCATACTCGGCTTTGACGCGCTCCTCCCCTTCAAGCTGGGCGATGCGGGCCTGCTCCGCTGCCTCGTCGGCGCGGGTCTTGTCCTCGCGGTCTCTCCGCTCCCTCTCCGCTTTGAGACGCTGCGACACGATCTTGTCCACCTCGTCCTGGGTGAAGGTCTTGAGCTCGGGTTGGGGTTCTCCCCCTGTGCCGGTATCGTCGATGTTCTCTTTTCCGTCTGTCACGGGTACAACCCCCCCTTGGGGTGGTTAAAACGACGAGGAAAGGGGTATAAAAACGAAATTCGGGATTAAGGGGTTTAGGAGGGGTTTTCAGTCCTTCTTCTTGAATTTGGGCTTGTATGCGACTCCGTCCTTCCTGCCGGGTCCGAGATGCGTGTACCACTGCTCGTAGGTGTAGTCATATGGGACGGGGACCATCTCTCCTGTCGCATCGTCGCGGACCTCCCTCGGTGCGGAGAGCTCCTCGATGTCCTTGCCGAGATAAGCCACTGTGGTGCATCTGCAGTTGGGGTGCATCGGCGGATAATTGACTCCGACCTGCGCCTTGTCGCGGTCGAATATCTTGCCGTCGAGCCGACCGCATACCGGACACGTGCGCTCGTCATAGGATGCCATGAAGCAATATTGGCTCACGCCGTGCTTCTTATAGGCCTCCATGTGGGCCTCGCCCGCCGTCTCGGCGATGACGGTCCGGGCCTCGCGCTTAGATCTGAACCTCATGGCTCCCTTGATGTCGTCCACGCTTTTTGAAACCATGTCCGGCGGGAGGCCGCGGAGCATGGAGTTGATGACCGTTTTGGACGAGAAATCGACGAGAGGGTCCATGTACCGCCTCGCATCGGGCAGGTCGAACACGGAGTCCACGATGACCTGCACGCGGCCGCCTTTGATGGCGTCGACCGCCCACCCCATGCCCGTCTCCTTCTGGAGGACGAACGTCCCGCGATAGTAGCCGTCCTTGGCGACCTCGGACAGGATCCTCGCGGTCGTGTAGAGCATGTCATCGAGGACCGCATAGCAGTTGAGACGGGCGAGCGTCCTTATGGCGCGGATGTTGGTCATGCGGTGATGGGCGATCTGCCCCGCGATGCTCTTCCATATCGTTTCGCGGTAGCGCTCCGGGACCGCCTTGAGGAGCGCCTGCATCCTGATGATGATGGCGGAGTCCGCGAAGCCGTTGAGGAAGATGGCGGCGGGCTGGTCCACGTACCTCCCGCGCTCCATCATGGCGCGGACGTCCGAGATCAGCCCGTCGATGGCGCGGTTGGTGATGCGCGAGAGGGACTTGGCGAGGGGCGTCATGTTGCCCTGGTAGCTCGCCACCTCCCTCTCGATGTCGTCACTCCAGCTCGGAGTCTTCGCCATCGTCCTCGTCCTCGTCATCCATCGGAGGGTTCTGCATCCTGCCGAGCGACCTCGTGGCGTCGTCCTCGAAGGACATGGCGTCGGAGGACGATGCGGACGACGCCTCCTCCTCCACGAGCTCCGCCTCCTCGGCGGGGTCGGGAATGGCGGAGATCTGCATCCTCGCGGTCGCCTTGGACATGATGCCGGAGGACGTGAGCTGCGTCAGGGCCGTTGCCATGTAGGACAGGTCCTGCGGAGCGTTGAACTGGAAGACGATGTCCATGCTCTCGATGTCCGTCCTCGGCTCGTACCCGACGGACATGGAGGGATTGTTCATGCGGTAGTCGTAGAGCTTGACACGGCGGATGAAACCCTCGCGGAAGCGCGCGGTCTTCTCCGCCATCATCTGATCGGTGCCGAACATCTTGTAGGCCATGGCGATGCCCGACGCGTTGCCCGCGAACTGCTCGTCGGACAGGTCGGGGACCATGGCGAACTTGTGGATGTCGGACGCGTACTGGTCCTGCAGGACCTGGATGCCCGTCTCGTCCATGGTCTTGGTGAGCCATGTGGCGGTGGTGTCGTCGTCGCCCTGGAGGACGCGGGTCTTCTTCAGGAACTCCTTGCCCTGCTCGATCTCCTCCGGTGTGGCGCCGATGATGGAGCCTTGGATGAAGAGCATGGTCTGGGCGAAGGCGTCCTTATCGTCCTGTCTGTCGGAGAGAAGCGAGTTGTAGGCATCCTGCAGGTCCATGATGCCCTCGAAGTCTCCGAGCATGTCCCGTGAGTTGCGATACTCGATCAGAGGTACGCGTCCGAAGCCGTGCGGTACGGGGTCCTGTATCATGCGCCAGCCATCGGCGGAGTCGTCGTTGACGGACTCCCACACGCTCATGTTCTGCCGGTCGTACATGTACATCGTATAGTGGATGGTGTCGGCCTCGTCGCGGTAGGAGTAGATGACCGCGCCGAAAACCGAGTCGCGCTCCATGTCTCCGATGTAAGCAACGAATGCGTTGCGAGGGGATACGACGACCGAGTTCGGTTCTGTCTTGTCTTTGGGGAGATAGACGAGCTCGAACGCCTTGCCGTAGATGCTCATGTCGAGAGCGAGCTGGGAGTCCACCGACCATTTGGTCTGACGGTGCATGAGGTCGATGATCTGCTGGCCGTAGGAGTCGTTCTCCGCGCAGACGTACTTCGGCTGATTGCCGACCATGTATCCGCGGAGGGCTTTGCAGATGTATGCGCAGAAGTTGGAGACGATGCGGTTGCCGTCACGGTCGGGGAAGTCCTGGTCCCCGATGTAGTAGCGGTAGAGCGTGTCGTAGCGCGACTTCTGGCCGATCCAGTCCACGAATGCGTTGCGGACGGTGCGAGGTGTGATGTTCTCCTGTGTGACGATGGTTTCGGGTGGTTCTGTTTTCATTGTATCGCTCCGATAACAGGTTTGATGTGAGTGTAGGCGAGATAGCGCAGTGCATCCATGCGGTCATCGCGCATCTTGATGGGTTTGTCCTCTCCGCGCTCCGAGGCCTTGGGATCCCAGGAGTAGGTGCCGAACTCGTTGAGGAGGTCCAGCACATCCGTGTGGAAACCGAGGATCCCGCCATAGATCAGAGAACGTGTGTACTCGATGCCGTCCAGAACGTCGTTCTTGGCCTTGATGACATGAAGGCCATGACGCATGAACTCGACACGCAGGATCTTGGCGGCAGGGTCGATGGCGATGACGACCCTCTGAGGATCGACACCGAGATGCTGGCAGACATCGAGGAAGCCGATGTAGTGGTCATAGGTGGTCTTGTCGCTCTTCTCGTCGAAATACTCCGCCACGATGCGCCAGTCCTTGCGATTGCCCTTGACCATGCCCCCGAACAGCATCACGGTCGGGTGGTCGGCTCCGAAATCGATGGCGCAGTAGCGGACGTCGACCTCGACCTTGTCGAACTCGCGGAAGTAGGTCCGGTCGACGCGCGGATAGATCAGGCCCTCCGCCACGCACCGCAGTCCGAGGATCTTGCGGTCGTACTCGTATCCATGGTAGCGGAGCTTGAGGGCTTCGATCTTGTCCGGAGTCATGATCGGGTTGTCTTCGAGGACGAAGTGGAACTCGTGGTATCCTCCGAACGCCTTCTTCTCGGCCGGTGTCATGCGGAGATAGCGGTCGGTGTGCTCCGTGTAGATAGGGTTGTGAGGGTTGTCCGGGTTGGAGGTCCATATCATGTAGGGATGGTCGGACGCTGCGAGCCTCGCCATCGCCTCGTTGATGAAGCTCATGTGGTGCTTTGTGATCTCGTCGGCATACCAGAAATCTGCGGTCAGTCCTCTCAGCTGGTCCTCGGAGTTGGACTTTCCCCCTCCGAAGACATAGATGGTCACGTCTCCGCGGTTGGTGGGGACGATGACCTGTGTTGCGTTATCGCGGGTCACGATGGACGATCCCGGGCATAAGTCCAGCAGGCCCATCTGGGACTTGATGACGTTCCTGGTGACGGATGCGACGGTGTTCCCGGAGATGATGCCTCTTGAGACGGGGTGGGTGGCGATATAGTACAACAAAGATAACACGGAGGCCTGCGTCTTGCCGCTACGGACTGGACCTTCGTAGAACTGGAGGGCATCGGTGCATAGGATCCTCCGCAGGACCTTCGGACCGAACGGCTTGAGACCCTCGATGGTCATTTCTCCTCCCATCCCTCCGTGTCTTCGGAGGTCTTGGATGCGGCGAGCTTCTGGAGCTGGGTGGCGAAGTCGGCCAGTTCCGAGCCCTTGGAGGACTTGGGCATCTCCCCGAGCATATCGCGGATGAACTCTACGGCCTTCATGTCGCCTTTAAGGGCCTTGGTCATGACTGTGACCATGAGCTTGTCGCCCATCGTGACGTTGCGACCCTTCATGGACTCGGCGGACTCCATGCCGGAAACGGACTCGACCGGGCCGTCCTTCATGGGCATCTTCATGAGCATTTCGAGGGTCTCGGCCATGCTCTTGCGCTCGGCCTTCTTGCGTTGACACGCGATTCCGCCTGCACGACCGCGTTTCTTTGCCTCCTCACTGCTCAACTCGCCTTTTTTCAGGGGCCTGAGGTTCTGCTCGTTGGCCACTCCTCTCACCCCCACGGCTTCCAGTCCTCGAAGCCTTCGTTGAACGGTTGCAGGTCGTCGAAGAAGGCCTTGTAAAACTCCGCGACCTCGTGGTCCACGACCTGGTCGTTCCTGCGCGGGTTCCTCGCATAAGGCACGAGGTCCTTCACCTTGACCACAATTGTCTTCGATTCGAGTTTCTCCACGGTTAACCCTCCGTTTAGGTGATGAAAAGACGAGCCGGGGGGTATAAAAACGAAATTCGGAAAAACGAGGGGAAATGGTTTGTCCGACATGGCACAAAAACATCCTCGTCATGTCGGGGTTTGCGAGGTCGACCGCTGTATTTCATCGATGTGCCGACAAACCAGCATCGTTTTTGTCCGATATACATCATCACATCAGCTCCCAGACGGCGAGATGGCAGGACGTATCCAGGCGCTTGCGCCGGATGTACCCCAACCATTTGAGACGGTCGAGCGCCGCGGCGATGTCTGCGTCATGGCGGTTCCTCCCCATCGCCTCTTCGATGTCCTTCATGGTCATGGGCCTGATGCGGAGATGCCTCACGATCTCCTACTCGATGGGCGTCAGCGGCTGCATGACACCTCTGTCCATGCCCATGCGATGCCTGCGAGCCATGCTGATGCGCCTGCGACGATACCCCCGGGCGTGCATATGACCGCGAGGATGGAGACGACGGTCGCTCCGAAGACGATGACGGCGGATGCGAGGATGCGGTCTTCGCGGTCTGTCATATCCACTTCCTCCTCTGCTTCATGTTCCACCTGCCTATGGCCTCGATCCGCGACCGATACATGCGGGTGTGTCTTCCGCAGTAGATGCACTGGACGCGGTAGCGGTAGTTCGTCCAGTCGTGGAGGTCCGGGTCGAACTCCTTGGTGACTATGAGACACACTCCGTCAGAGCATCTTTTGCATGGGAGGATGTGGTCGTTGCTTATGGGGATCCTCTCCGTCTCGGTCATCGATCCACTCCCATCCGCTTTGGCTCAACACCTCGTCCATCTCGTCCCTGCGCTTCGCCACCAGGTCTCAATCTCCCGATCCTATCGCCGCGAGGTAGTAGTGGTAGCACGTCTGCAGCCTCTTCCGCTTGTCCTCCGGCATGGTCGCGCCGGTCAGGATGTCGTCGATGATCAGGGCGTAGTCCATCGCCCTGCGATGGGCACGGCGTTCCCGTTCCATCTCTTTTTGGAGTTTGCAAACGTTGAGGTATAGGATGCTCGCGCAGATGATGGCGAGTATTCCTGATATCAGTGTGATCCAATCCGTCATTCATCTCACCTCTCCCTCGCTCCCGATGCATAGCTTCCGCACCCGAACCCTTCCGGGTCCCATCTGATCTGACAGCCGTTGTGTCTGCAATACGGCGTCAATCCACGCCAGGTCAGACTGTTGCACTCGTAGCATGTGAACCAATCCCGGGACATGAACGCGTGGATCTTGGCCATCGCTCGTCCACCTCGAACATCATCGCTCCGACGATGTGCCTCCCGGCGAGTACACGCCTGGTGCCGGGCTTGGGGCCTTCGCTTATGACGGTCCTGTCGTTTGCGATGGCGTTCTCGATGTAGCAGAGTCTTTCCTCTGCCTCCTTCTGCGTCCCGTAGATCTCGTCGATGACGAGGATGCTCTCGTGCGTCGGATAAACGCAGACACGCCATTGAGTCATTCCCCCCTCTCCTCCCTTATCCACGCCTTTATCTCCTGCGTCCCCTGGATGACCGCCTCCTCGAACTGGAGGTCCCCGGCATACCACGCCGTGTCCATCAGGAGGTCCTGGATCATGCCGACCTTCCTGTCGTACTCTTCGGGCATGAGACCTCTGATGCGGTCCAGCGCTTCTATCGCGGTATTAAGGGCGTTCCAGGTGATGTCCACATGATCGAGTTCGTCAGTCATTCGTCATCCTCCCAGTCGTCTTCCTCGTCGATCCCGTATGACTCCTCCTTCTCCTCCTCGGTGTCGCCGTCCCAATAGCCGACGAGCGTCACAAAACACATGAGTCCCGCCTCGACGCCCGGGCCGATGACGTAACGACCGTAGTCGTCCACTTGGATGGTGTTGACCTCCGTCTCGATGCGGGTGTCGAACGTGCAGGATGACACCCTCCACCGGTCGGTGTCATGGAGGTAATAGAACCCGATGGAGACCCAATCCCGATACTGGAGCCTGAAGCTGACCTTGTCCGCGATCCTCCCGACGATGCGGTCGGCGAGTCTGGTCATTTCTCCGCCTCCTTTTCCAGATACTTGGACACAATCTCATCGATACAGTCGGAGCACAGCGGGATACTCTTGGGGAAGCTTATAAAGATCCTTCCCGCATCTGCTTCGTCGAGATTGAATCCCGTCTTGCATCTGGAGCATGCGATAAAGCAGGTCATCGCACCATCCTCCATCTGGCAGTGAAGTGGTCGTCGCACAGCTCGACGATGTGGCCGTTGGCCTTCGGTCCGAGTCTGGCGGTCGGTTCCCCTGCGACGATCCGCTTCTTGGCGTTCATCCAGAAGTTGAACTCGGGCGCGAACTCGCATTGGCAGATCATCCCTTCGCGCATACGGTCCAGCGCCTCCTCGAAGGACAGGCCCCACACGACCTCACCGCAGTTGCGCAGGAGCAGCGATTGGAACCACTCCTTGTCGGGATTCTTCGCGAGCAGCCGGTCTCCGTCCATCTTGTACTGCCAGTAGCCGTCGGTGATGGTCTTCCCGCGGAGCAATGCGACCATCGCCTCCTTCTGCGTCATGAACAGGCTCATTCCTTGCCCCTCCCGAACGCTTTGGCGAGGTCAGGCCATCCCATGCACTCGCATGTCCTCTTGTCCTCTCTCGCGTCTCCTGACGGCCCCTGCATGCGCAGGGCGGAGAATCTGCCGGCCATGAGGACGGAGATTGTGGCGGGAGTCTTCATTTCAGACACCCCCATACTTGGCGAGGATCGTGTCGATCTGCGCTTCCTCCATGCTCTTGCAGGGGATCACCCAATCATCCCTGCTTACCATGATGATGCGGACGGCGTACTCCAGTGTCTTGTCCTCTGTCATTCTCCCATCCTCCTGTTCGCCTTCCCCTTGAGTCCATCCACCCACCCCTCGTCAGGGAAGTCGATGTCCCACGCATCGATCATCATGCAGAATCCGCAGTTGCAGGTCACGGCGATGGTCTCGACAGCCGACAATGCCTCTGCGTAGATCTCGGGCGCCTGACGGCGGTCCGCCTCGGACATGTGCGCCCAATCCTCGGGGGTGGCGATGTTGCTCGGGTCTCTGGCGTGCTCATAGTCGTGCATCGTCTCAAGGTCCCCTATGCACTCGCCATCGCAATCGCAGAAATGGATGTCGTTCATGGTGAGCCTGCGTCCGCATATCGGGCAGGGCCTGAATCCGTCCACGCCTTTGCGCATCGTCTTCTCCCACTTCTCCGCCTTCGCCTGGAGACCGCTTTGGTAGCAGTCCCGCGCCTCGTCTTCGCTGAATATGCCCATTCAGTCCACCTCCTCCCAATCATCTGCGGTCATGTCGCCTACGTTGAGTATCCTCACAAACGCGTCCTCATAGGCGGGATATTTGGTGTTGATGATGGCCGGTGCCGGACCGGGCATGTCCAGCACGGCATCGCGCCTGAATTCGGCCCATCTTCTGCGCCTGAACTGATGGTATTCCGCACCATGCCTCACACGGTAGAGGACCCACTCGAACGTCCCGATCTTCGGAATGTCCTCCGTCATTCCTCGTCCTCCATCTGCTTGTAGTAAGGGCATCGGCCCTCGTTGCACATCTCACAGTCCTCGTCGGTCATGGCACGCTCCATCTCGCACTCGAAATCGAGGTATCCGGGGCCGTCGAAGTCCACCTTGACCTCTCCGACGAAGGCGTGTGCGCAGTCGTCGCACTGGTCGGTCACTCGCATCCCCCCTTGGTCCAGTGGCCGTATTTCCTCTTGGCCGCAGCTGTCAGCCTGGTCGGGCATTGCATCGAGCGACGTGCGAGCTGCGGATGGGCGCAGAACATGTTGACTCCGAGATCGTCGTCGGCGTAGTCCACTTGGAACATGCACCCTTTGCATTCCTCGGGGCAGGGACTCACTCGCATCCCTCCATGATCTCCTTGCCGCTCCTCTGGTCCGCCGGAACCCCGGCGTAATCGTAGATGGCGTTGGCCCACTCCATCACGGTCCCCATCTCCTCGTCGTCGAGAAGTTCCATGGCGTAGGACATCATCCTGTCCGCCAGATCCACCAGTCCATCAGTAGTCATCGTATGTCATCTCCCTCATTGCCTCGCTTACTGCTTCCATTGTCTTGATGTAGAGTTTCATCGGGACCCCCGCCGGGAGATCCTTGATGCAGACGACCTCGCCCATGGCGGTCATCGCTCCGAGCCTGACCGCGTCCATGAGCGCGGTCTTCTCGTCTGTTGTGATCTCGGTCATTCAATCCCTCGCGTATGACGAGCATCCGTCGCATGTGCGGTCGTAGGCGACGCCTCCCATGAGTCTGCATGTCCCCATGACGAAGACCTCGCCTCCTGCCATCAGTCCACTGTCGATGTCGGTCTTGAGCCATCTGCAGCGCTTCCCGTCCGGGAAGACCCTGTCGATGTCTCCGACCGTGTCCATGTCCATCTGTCTCACTCTATCGCTCTCCATGTGGCGAGCCATGTGGTGCATCCGGGCTTCCGGACCGGCTCGCCGTCTTCGACGAATTTGTATTTGGCCAGCTTTTTCAGCGACCTGCGGACGTAGGTCGGACTGCATCCGGTGTCGTTGCAGATCTGCGTGACCGTCATGGATCCGTGCTTGCGGAGGGAGGCCAGGACGATCTCCTGCGATTGGGTCATGCGAACGCCTCCAGCGACGGGGACATCATCCACGCGTGTTCGATGTAGATCGCCCTGAAGATGGCGACCAGACAGGGGACCGCGATGCTGTTCCCCGCCATCCGATACAGATGGGTGTTGGCCATCCCGAGGGCCGACACGCGGTCGAACGCCTCATCGGGAAAGCCCATCAGACGCCAGCACTCCCTCGGCGTGAGCATGCGGATCCTGTCGCCGACGTCCAGCTTCGGGACCTGATTCCCGCCCGTGCATGCCGTCAGGGTCGGTGACAGCCCCTCGTCCGAGTAGACGCGGTTGATGCACTCGTGGAATCCCGGCCTGTGCAGGTCCCCTCTTACGATGATGAAGTTCTGCGAGGGTCTCTCCGGCTTGGTCGTCAGCGCGTGTGCATCGGCCACGGGTTCGGATGGCCGCCATCCGAACCCGTGGCCCGCATCCTCGTGTCTCTGCCTGTGGCGCTCGTAGGCTTGGATCTTCTCGTCCGACAGATAGACGGGCTCGTCCGGCTCGTCCTCCAGGACATCCGCAAGGATCCTCCCGTCGGGACGCGGTCCCGGGAAGCGGAATCTCCGCCCTCCGGTCATCGAGACCATGAAGCACCTCCTGCGGGACTGCGGTACGCCGTAGTCCTTGGCGTTGAGGACCTTGTACGATGACGTGTATCCCATCGCGGTCAGGTCCCCGATCCAGCGCCGGAAATCGTCCATGTTGGACGCGTTGAGGATCGCATCGACGTTCTCCATCAACAGCACCTCCGGCGCTCTCTCTCTCTCTCTCGACCGCGTCGCGCAGGAGCCTTCCGACCTCCCACAACAGCGACGATCTCGTCCCGCTGCCTTCGGCCATCCCTCTGGCCCGTCCTGCGATGGACAGGTCCTGACAGGGGAACGAATAGGTCAGCAGGTCGCAGTCGGGCAGATGCTCCACCGTGCGGATGTCCCCGAGGTTCGGAGCGTATCCGTGGATGGCGCAGTACGCCTCGTATGCCTTGGCGTCGATCTCGCATACCGTCGATGTGAACTCGATGCCGAGGTCCTCCAGCGCCTGTGCCTGTGCGCCGATGCCGGCGAACAGTTCGACGACGTGCATCATGCCCATGCCTCCAGCGTCGATTGCTTGCGTCCGTGGACCGTCTTGGGTCCGACGGAGATCTCCGGCACGGGTCCCTCGATGCGGAAACGGCAGGACGTGGACCTCCAACCGTCGGCCTTCTTGATCCTCCCGACGATGACGAGTTCCGAGCCTTCGATGCGCATGGAGTCGACAACCGGCACGAGGACGGTCTTGTGCCATCTCCCCTCGTCGTGCCAATTCCACACGCAGGACGGTCCCTGATCGAGCATGAGAATGCCATAGGCGGTGCACGGCGGGAAGCAGATGTCGACCTTCATGGTCCGATGACGGCACCGGTTGTCGAACCACACGCAGCATCCGTTGTACGCATCGCCCACCCTCTGCGAGTAGGCGAGGCTGTCGGCGAGCGTGCGGACGGCCTCGGCGTCGAGGATAGGATCCGGGATCGCTGTCATCATCGGCGCACCTCCCAACGGCGTGTTCCCTTGGAGTCCACGGAGCGGGTCACATGCCCCTCCTCGTACAGTCTCCGGAGCATGCTCCCGACCGTGTTCGAGCCGGTCACCCACCTGTCGCCGAGGGCGTCCAGCACCTCCGACGCGGTGGACGGGCGTCCGAGCGTCTTGAGCGCGTCGTAGACCATGCCGGCACGACTGCCCGTGAGGATGCTCCCGGTCAATCGACCGCCTCCCAGATCTGGACCCATCTCTGGGCGATGCCCTTGCCGTAGGCGGGGTTGGTCCTGTAACCGACCATGCGGATGCTCCCCTGACTCTTGAGGACGGAGACCGCGTTGGCGACCCTCCACGGCGGAAGTCCGGTCCTGCGGGCGATCTCGACGATGGTGGCGCGTCCAAGGTCGCAGATGACGCAGTAGACTCTCGACACGGACATCGCTCCCCCTCCATGCGGACGTACTGCGAACAGCTGCGGAAATCGCACAGGTCCTCGTCGGTGATGTCCTTGGAGCCGCACTCGTAGACCATCTCGCCGTCGACGTAGGCGTGGGCGCATGTGGAGCATTGGCTCTCGATGCGGATGTCCTGGAGGCGCCATCCGTCCGTCAGTCCGGCGCGGATGCGTCCGATCAGCGCCACGACGCTCCTGCATCCGTCGATGGTCTCCCTGCGGGTCTCGGTGGCGCCGTTGACCTTGTGCCGGCAGTAGGTCATGATGATGGTGTCCATCATGATCAGTCCTCCCTCGGGATCAGGTCCTGCGACTCCAGCCACGCGTTGAGCGTCAGGACGGCGTTCTGGACCTCCTGGAGCCTTCCGTCGAGTTCGGGCTTGGCACCGAATCTCGCGTCGGCGATGGCTCTCGCGAGGGCCTTTCCGCGGGCGCGGACGACGCACAGCTTCTCGGTCTGGTCCATCAGGCGTCACCGTCCAGCTGCTTGAGCATGGCCTTGGCCTTGACGCCGGTGATCCACCACTTCCCGCATGTGCCGGGTGCGATGGCGAGTTCCTTGGATGCCACCATCTTGAGCATCAGGGACGATGCGATGGAGCGGTCGATGCCGAGGTGGTCCATGATCTCCTGCTGGGTGTGCGCGGTCTCGCAGTATGCGAGGATGCGGTCCTTCAGCTGGGTGACGGTTGCTTCGGTCACTCTATCGCCTCCCAGACACGGGTGGGCTTGGAGGTCTTGGGGGCTTTCCTGATCTGCTTGACGCTCCCGGGGCCTTGCTTGAGGGCCTCGCGGACGTCCTCCTCGTAGGTCATTCCGCTCCCTCCTGCCATGATGCGATCAGGTCGCAGGGGCAATGTCTCGGGACCATCTCCGCATCCTCGGTGACCATCTCGCACGCTCCGCCGTCGTCGTGACAGCGGTTGCATGTCCAGACGTGGATCCTCATGGACGGTCCTCCGGTGTCGCACCGCAGAACGGACAGCTGCGGATCATCATGCCCTTGCGTGGGTTGTCGGTCATGCGGAGCATCAGCTGGCCCTTGGTCCCGGTGTAGACCTGTCCGCGCAGGACGCAGATGTCCATGTCGCGGCAACATGCGGCGATGCCGGTCTTGGTGACGGCGAGATGACCGTCATACGTGGCGGTCATAGGTTATGCCCCCACTGGTTGGCGGTCGGCTCCCCGTCGCCGAGCCAGACGGTCTTGAGCGGTGCCACGACTCCGGATGCGGAGACGATGGAGATCTTGCACCATGCCTCGGGCTTGATGCCCCGGCGGTCGCACTCGGCGAGGATGTCCGGCATGCGGTCCTCGATGCGCTGCTGGTCGCTGGCGACCTTGATCTTGATCGAGTCTGCGCCGTAGGGCGTGACGAGGTAGCGTGCGGTCTTGGACATCATTCGGCGTCCCTCCTGATAAGGCGCCTCGGGCGGTGGTTTCCGGACAGGGCCACGTTTGTGATGTACCCCCTGACCTGCAGGTAGTCGCACGCGCTCTTGACGCGCCTGTGGGTGATGCCTGTGGCATCCGCGATCTCCTGCGTGGTCTTGCCAGGATACATCGTGATGTGGTCGAGGACACGGTAGCGGATGCTGGTCCTGTCCCTCTCGAACGGTATCATTCGTACTCCCCCAACGGCTTCCAGTCGGTCGCGTCGATAAAATCGCCCCTTGCGGCGCATGCCGGCGCGAACTCGTCCGTGTAGCTGCCGTCCTCCTGGGAGTCGTGGAGGTATCTCTGCCAGCCGAAGGCGTGGCGCGTGGTCCACATGACCATCAGGCTCCCTCCCTCGTGACCCATGCGGTGACGATGCCTTCCTCCGAGGTGGTGCCGAGGATCGTCCATCCGAACCTCCGCAGCTTGTCCACCTCGGCCAGGAACTCGCTGTAGTCGTCGGTCTTGGCGTAGGTCTCCGCGAACGGCTTGGTGACGATCGAGTTCCACACGGCGACGATTTCGTACCTCATGCGTACTCCCTCCTGCGGAGCCAGGCATCGCGCTCCTTTCTGGCCGCGTCCCTGCGCATGGCTTCGATACGGGCTTCCTCGGCCTCGATCTCCGCCTTGTACTCCTCGGAGTACTCGGTGTCGACGATGGCCCTGCATCCGGGCATGGAGCAACGGACGACCATCCCGATGGTGCGGTCGCCCTCCTTGAGGGCCTCCGCTTGGAGGTACATCCCGCCGCATGCCGGGCATGCGTGGCTGATGACGGTGCGTCCGCACACGGCGAGTCTGTCGCCGAGATAATCGGCACCGACCTGGTCGGCGATCATTGGGATCCCCTCGCCTTGAGGCACTCGTCGTAGCATGCCTTGACGATCTCATGGGTCCAGGCGTCCATCTGGCCATGCTCGGTCGCGTAGCGCCCGATGATGCCCGCGATCTTCGTGTCCATGTCGGTCCATGCCCAGCGGGTCATGGTCTCGATCAGGATCTTGCGTTGCTTCTCGCGGGGGTCGGCCTTCTTCACGGAGTTGGAGTTGATGCGGTTTGCCTCCTCGTAGAACTCCTCGTTGGTGTAGGAGTCGATGTCGTCGCGAGCCAACGCGCCGATGTCGAACGCGGCTTTGTAGAAATTCTTGATCAGATTGGTGACGACCTTGCCGGTGCCCTTGTCGCCGTTGTCCATGGCCTCGCCGAGTGTCTCGTACTCGATGACCTCCGAGGGGTTGTCGGCGTTGATGATGCGGAACTTCGCGCTCGCATAGAAATGGACGGTCTTCTCGCCCGGGTTCTGGATCCTGTCGAGGTCGATGTCGCAGGGTCCGACGTGGATGATGCCGGCCTCGACGCATGCTGACCTCACTCTTGCGCGCATGGTGTCGATGGTGATCGACTTATAGGCCGAGTTGGACAGATCCTGCTCCCATGCCTGGGACCCGAGGATCTCGCACGCCTTGACGATGCGCTGACAGACGTTGAGGGTGTCGCTCACTGCGGTCCCTCCTTGGTCTCGGGTATGTGTGTGTATATGTATGGTGTGTGTGTGCGCACCAAATCGTGTCTGCCCTCGGCGACGAGGGCGAGTTTGATGGCGGGGATGTCGAGGATCAGGACGCCTTCTGCGTAGGGCGACTGCTCTGCGTAGATCGATGCTTCGAGCGTTCTCCACATCCTGTCGAGGACAGGCTTCGATACGATCGTGTCCGATGTCATCATGATCCTTGTGTAGACCGACCGGTTCAACGGACGGTTCGACTCCCTCGGATCGATCTCCAATCCGGCCCACAACGCAGGGAGCACGTCACGGGTCAGCGTCTTTTTTGCTGGCATTTTTCAACCTCTCTTTCAGGCAAAAAACGCACTTTTTCGACGGATTTTCGATTAGGATGTATTACACATGTAATACCTCCGTTTGAAAAATGACGTCGAATCGCTTGGATTTTGCCTATTTTCCTAATCGTTCTTCTGATATTTATAAGGCACGATGCGGTTTATTCCGCCCTGATTGTGCCTCTCATGATCGCGGATAGACCGTCCTGCGCAGCGTGCATTTTGCTCGGATCTGCGTGGACGTAGCACCGGAGCGTCGTCGTGATGTCGCTGTGGCGCATCAGGCGGCGGACGGTGTCCAGGTCGGCCTCGACGATATTGACGAGCGTCGATGCGTACAATCTCCGGAGCGCATGGGTGGTGACCTTGATGCCGACGCGCTCTCCGAGGGCGTCCATCCACATGTAGATCCTGTTGGGAACGACTCCCCGTCCATCTCCCGGCCCTCTGGACTTGGACTAGCTTCGCGTCGGATCTCGGACCGTTGCCTTTCCATGTCCGATAGGTCCGGATCTCGTCGGCGACCATCGGAGGGATGTCCATGATCTGGACCAGTCCGTTTCCGTGGCCTTTGCCGCGGATCGTCATCTTATGCGCACGGAGGTCTATGTCGTCGTCCTCCAGCCCGGCGATCTCCGCTCTCCGGAGTCCCATCAATGCTCCGAGGACGAGGATCATCCTCTCCGTCGGGTCGGCCGCGTAGTACAGCCTCCCGTAATCCTCGACGGACAGCCACACGCGGTCGGGTTCGTAGCGGTTGCGGAGGATGTCCATCCTCTTGATCCAATGAGGGCATCCGAAAAAGTCGGACATCCGCGACAGGTACCCGATCTCGCGGAACCGTACCTCGTCGCTCTTGGTCTCTCCGAGTTTGTCGTACAACCAGTATACGTCGTCCTCGGTGATCTCCTCGATCCTTGTCGGCCTTCCGTCCTCGGACAGCGTCCGGAGGAGTCTCATGCAGACGCATCTCGTCTGCTTAAGCGTCAGCGGCCTCCTTCCATGGAGGTCGAGATATTGAATATACTCGTACACTTGCGAGTAGTCGACTGTTGTCATGTGCATCTCTCCTCCCATCCCTTGGGGTTTTTCCGACGCACACACACATATCACATACACATATCGCGATTTTAAGCATCCGCTTATATATCGGCAGGTGTGTAGAGATACGCGGTGCTATCGGGGTTCGGTCCTCGGGGGCGTCCGGTTGGATTTTGCCGTCTTTTTCGGGCGCCCGCACCCATGCACTTGGCATGTCTAATCTCTCTTGATCCCTGATGGGATCCCGGGGCCGACTGGGGAGTATGGCCCCGGTGTTCGTTTCATCTTGTGTATCTATGATTCTTCGACACCGGCTTAAAGCCATCGGCTTCAAAACTCGACGGAGTACACTCCGTAGCCCTGGTCGAGGTAGTACAGGCACTCCAGGGGCGCTGCCGCGTCGATGTCCTCTCCGACGACCTTCTCTCCGATCCTCGCGTACAGCCTCGCCGCGTCCGCGTTGTCCGGCGCGGTGTAAAGGGCGTCGAAGTCTCCGAGGATCTCGCGGATCGCGGCAGTTCCGATGCCCTGTCCGCGGAAACCCTCGTCGACGTCGATGCGCTCCAGGTATGCGGATCCGTCGTCGAACTCCTGCACGATCGCGCGCACATGCTCGGCGACGTATGTCCTGAAGGTTCCCTCGTCCTCGTAGGTCTCAGTGGTGTAGTCCATGCAGCTCTCTCCCGGGGTTTCTCTTTTTCCCCTTAATACTACATAGTAGTATTACTATATAATACTTTCTTAATCTGCCCTCTCAACCGTGACCTTGACGTACTCCCCCGCCTCGACTCCGAGGGCCTTGAGCTCCCTCGTGACGATCACTCCGAGCGAGTACCCGCCGAGGGCCTTGACCTTGACCGTGGCCGTTATGCTCTCCGGTGCGGACCTGTCCACGGGGATGGCATCGTCACGGCGTCCGGGGCACTCTCCGACCGCCGCGACGGTACGGAGGATGTCCGCATCCGAGGGCACGGCATCGCCGAAGCTCTCGTCGAGGTATATCGACCACTCGGAGCCGTCGTCCGTGCGCATCTGCACGATGTCGCCGCACTCCGGGTCGGTGACTCCTCCGACGTACTCTCCGTGTCTGAGGATCTCGCGCACCTCTGTCAGCGTGATGGCGTCTCTCATGCTCACTCCTCCCCCATTCCCAGCTCGCACACCGGGCACAGCACCTCGACGTACCCGACATCCATCGCCACTGCGACCTTGGTGCTGCCGCACCTGTCGCAGGTGCATCCTGCCACTGCGTTCCCGTCCATCTCACTCGACCTCCCAGACCGCGACGACCTCGACCGCATCGAACATCCCGCCCTGCAGGATGATCTCGTCGGGGTCGTTGCCGTACTCTCCGAGGTCCGCGTGGATCAGGGCCATGCGTCCGCCCGGTCCCGCGTACAGGCCAGCGCCGTTCATCGCCCTCTCGATGCTCCTGATGTCCTCGGTGTCGGCGATGCACACCGCGCATGTCCCGCCGATGGTCTCGCCCGTGGTGCTGCGGGTGCTGCAGTCCCACTCCAGATCCCAGTCGTAGGACTCCCTCGGCGTGTCGCCGATCTCGTACTCCTCGTCAGGGCATAGGCCCCTGATGCCCCAGAATCCGGAGCATTCGTGCTCCTGCTCGTAGGCCTCGATGGCCTTCATGATCTCCTGCGCGTCCATCTCATTCGTCCTCCTCATTCAGGAGGTCCGCGAAGTCGTAGACCGAGGTGATCTCCTCTCCGTTCTCGTCGTCCTCGGAGATGTAGAAGAACGCTCCCCTCTCCCTGTCCGTGGTGGCCCTCCTCTCTCTGGGGGTCAGGTGGTACCACGCGTCATCGGCCGCTCTGCGGGCCTCCTCGTAGGTCTCGTATGCGGTCTCCTCTCCGACGTTGCCGTTGAATATGCGCACCGAATATGTCATTTCAATCTCTCCCGGGGTTCCTCTTTTTCCCCTTAATACTACATAGTAGTATTACTATATAATACTTTGCTATAACATTCGACACACTATGAGGAGGGCAGGGTCGCGGCGGAGTGAGAATGGGTGCATGACGCCGCGTTGATGACTCCGCCCGGAGGCGGAGTAAGGGGGGTTGTTGCATGATCCGCAACAACTCGATTTTTTTTCAGGTTTCTGGATGATGGGTTCACTCGGATTTGGGCTTTTTAGCCTCGGCTTCGAGGGTCTTTATCTTCCCGGCGTCGCGAAAGAGATCCACGACCTCGGAAGCGGTGCTCGCCCCCTTGATGCCGACGATGATGGACCACACGATGGCGATGACGATGCACCCAGCATAGTCGGGTGTCGCGCCGATGGCCTCGTAGATCATGCCGGGGAAGATGAAGGCTCCGACGACTCCGATGACGATCGTGCCGATGTAGGCCGAGAGGTAGTCCAGGCCGAATGAGGGCGCGGTCTTGATCTCTCCGCTCCTCAGCTTGGCCTTGACGTTGTCGTTGTATGAGGTCTTGGCCCTGACCATGACCAGGATGACGGAGATGATCAGTCCGATGATGACGAGTACCGGCAGGAACTCGCTTGGCGTGTATAGCACTGTGTCTGCTGCCATGATGATGCCTCCCCAGAGTAGGATGATGCTCGTGACCATCGTCAGGATCCGGACCTCCCAGAAAAGGCGGGGCGTCAGGATCTCGCCGATGGTCGTAAGCATCATTCTTTGGGTTCCTCCTCGTCGCTCTTGACGACCGAGGCCTTGTTCAGTCCGATGACGATCTTCCCCTTCTTGACGGCCATGATGAAGGCTGCGAGAAGCGCGAGGACGATGACCGCTCCGACGATGGCGGCGGTCATGACGATCGGGTCGCTCATGCCGGTCGGCTCCGCAGGAGGGGCCGCGATTCCGACGATGGTCATGTCGGAGGTGATCGGGGTCGTGAAGTCGAAGGCGACGACTCCCTCCTCGGTCTCGATGCCCCATCCGGTGTATCCTGCAGGGACTTCGGGGACCACGACGGTCTCGCCGTAGAGCACGGGGACGACCTTGGAGTAGGATCCTGCGGCGAACGTCACGAAGACGTTGACGGGCTCCCACTTCGCCTCGAAAATGGTGTCTGCCCTGAAGTCGTAGGCTGTGGGGTCTGCGACCTGCTCGGTACCGACGAACCATCCGAGGAAGGTGAATCCGGTGCGCTCTCCGACATCGGGGATGACGAGGTCGGAGACCTTGGTGATGTAGGTCTTGTCGTTGTCGATGAACGTGACCTTGTAGTCGATGACGTAGGTCGCGGTGTACACGATGTCAGCGGTGAGCTTGCCGAGGTCGGCGTTCATGACGGCCTTCTCGGCACCCTCTGCGAGCCATCCTGCGAAGATCTTGCCCTCCACTGCGGGAGCGACAGGAGCCTCGACGGATAGGTCCTTGGGATCGATGGCGAGTCCGGACACGTCCTTGATGGAACCGGTGACGACCTTGACGACCTCCCCGGATGCGTCCTTGAAGGTCGCGGTGTAGGTCACGGGAGTGAACTTCGCCACGAGGGAGGGGACTTCTGCATCGGATTCCGTGGTGGCGCTGGGCATGATAAGGGTGGATCCAGCGGCGTATTTCGCGCTGTTGTACTCCCAGCAGTCGAACTGCATGCCGGTGTCGGCCTGTGCTCCGAGATCGTTGATTGTCTTGAGGACGACAGCACGACCCGTCTTCTCGCCGTCGCTCAGAGGTACGGAGTACACTCTGTCTCCGACGGTGTAGGAGACAGACCCTGCGATGTAGGTCGTGGGTGTACTCGGGGTCGAAGCTCCCGATTCGCTCGTGGCGCCCTCCTCCGCATCCGCATCGGCCATGACGGCGACACCTGCGAACGCGGCCATCAGAAGGACTCCTACGACCAAAAATGCGCATTTGGTGTTCATTTTCTCATCTCATCCGCGTGAGAGGGCCACGGATGAGGATGATTGAGTTTTTGGGGGTATATAAACGAAATCCGATATTCAGCGATCGGAGTCGGTTTCCTGCGTCCTCCGCATCCGTTTCGCCTGCCGATAGGCCCTCTTGATGCGCTTGGCTCCCGCCGGAGTCGTCGCATATCTGAGGAGCGCCTGCTCCGTCCTCGGCTTGGATCTGCGCTCGGCCATCGGACTCCCTCGACCGGATGTAGACACGGTTGACCGTGGTCTTGTAGTCCTCAACGGCCTGCGCGTAGCGGGGATCCTTGAGACACATCTCGGAGATGATAGAGGTCTTGATGTCCGCGACCTTCTGGCGCGCCTCCCGGACCTCCGGGTCGCTCTTGACCGATGCTTCCATCACGGCCAGCAACTCCGCGTTCGCATCGTGTTTGGGCTGGGCTTCGAGGGTCTTGACCTTGGCTTCCAGCTCGTCCATGCGCTTGATCAGATCCGGCAGATACACGCCTTTTTTCATCAGCTCGGAGAAAGCGTTGTAATTGTCGGACTGCTGCTCGTAGGTCAGTCCCGGCGCCGATGCCGTCGCAGGGGACTGCATGCCCTGGAGGGCCTTCATGACGTTGCTGTACTGCTCCATCCTATCGCCTCTGTGTGGGGTTTGGAGGCCCCGCAGGGCCTCATATGTCCGGCATGGATGCGTCGGACAGGTCAGGAGAGCGATCCGGTGCCGGTGAACGCGGTGGCTCCGGCGGTTCCCTGAAAGCTGATGGCGTCCTTGTTCGCGATCGCGTTGAGGATGGCCAACGTGTTGGCGTTGTCCCTCTGCTCGGACAGCTTGTCGCGGAGGCTCTGGATCTCTCTCGCGTCCTCCCTGGACTTGATGGCGCAGAACTCGTTTGCGAGATACTGGTTCTGCGAGTTGATCAGGCTCTGGAGGAGGTTGTCCTGCGCCGATGCCGTGGACTGGATCAGGAAGCGCACGTCCTGGATGTCCTGTCTGGTCTGACAGCCCTGGCGCTCGATGTTGAGGTTGGTCTGGCAGCAGCAATCCTGGATCTTGCCCTGGATGTTGCAGCAACACGACTGGACCGCGTTGATGATCGATCCCTGGTTGACAGCGATCTGCTTGTCCACTCCCGCCAATGCGGCGGTTATCTGTCCCTGGGTGCAGTTGAGGGTCTGCGCCAGCTGGCTGATGGCCTCGCGGTTGCCTCCAATTGCATCGAGCATCCTGGAGTAGTTGGCTTCGTTGACAACGGTACGGTCTACGCCTGCGACATCGCGGTTCGCGCCTCCGAAGAATCCGGAACCGCCTCCGAATCCCATAATCAGGATCAGGAAAAGGATGACAAGCATTCCGCCGTCTCCGCCCCATGCGCCCCTCTCCTTGCAGTCGTTGAGCATCGCGATGATGCCCGGGTCCACGCCCTTGTTCGCCAGCATGCCCATGAGGGCACCCGTGTCGAATGATTCACCCATTTTCTCACTCCCTAACATCTTGATGATGGAGTCGGTGTCGTGTCCGATGTCTTCGATCATACCGTGCTCCCATCTCTGGTAGCTCGTCATGTCGTCATGAGTCTCGTCCATGCCACACCTCCTGCTCTTCCGAGCATGATGATTATCGGAATGTGCGGATTTAAGGGGCTTTTAAAAAAGGCTTAAGAATCGTCTGCGGATGCGCGATACGTGTAGGTCGGGATGCGCTGTTTTGAGCATCTCTAAACGTGCTTGCACGCCCGGGCCTTGGAGTAGACGGCATCCAGATCCTTTTTGCAGTACGGACAGAAGCGCGGGATCTCACCGCGATTATCGTACATGGAACAATCTAAGTTTCCTTGTTATTTAACTAAAATTCGAGATCCGGGGGAGTACATCCCCCGTTAAGGCGTTTAGAGTCCCGGATAATCCGGATAGTCGGCCTCTGCAGGGAAGCCAGATTGCGTCTTGGTGGCACGGACGGCCATCTTGTAGGCCCTCAATGCCTTCAGGCGCTCGGACCAATCCTCGCCCGATGCGATGTAGTCCTCGGCCTTGGCGATGTCGACGTCTGCCGCGTCCAGCTTCGCGGACCTCTCGATCCTGCGGAGTTCCGCATCCCATACGGCCCCGTCCGGGAGGATCCCGGCGCGTATGAGGTCGTACTCCCCGAACTCGAGACGGTACTGCGTGTAGACGCATTCAGTGCGGCTCTCGCCACGCTCATCCTCGACGGTCTCCATGTGCGGATTGCGATTGACGAGGACCATGGTCGGTCCTGTGATGATCTTCGGCGGTGCCGTCATGCTTCTTGCTTCGATGATCTCCATTTGAACTCCTCCATCAGTGGATAAACCGTTTGCTTGCCCAGGTAGTGGCCGTTGCACCACTCCAGGCATCCGTTGTATGCTGCGAGGACTCCGCGATCGTGCAGATCGGGTTCGTGGCCCTCGGCCCACTTGCGACGTATGCGACTGCATGCGCGTTTGAGCCTTATCTTGGTCCTTTTGCGCAGGAGGCAGTGGTCGGGATATGTGACGTATCCGACCCAATCTATCCCCTCGGTGACCGGGCGGATGCACCAGTTGTCCTTGACCTCCAAACCCCACGGTGCGATGATCTCTCCGATCTTCCGGAGCGCACGACGGAGCCACGGCTTCGACCAGCCCAGGATGATTATGTCGTCCATGTAGCGGAGATACCAGCGACAATGGAACGACTCTTTCATGTAGTGGTCCAGATCGGACAGGTAGAAGTTGGCGAAATATTGCGACGTGTAATTCCCGATCGGGAGGCCGCCATAGGGGTACTCGTAGATGATCCGTGCGCACAGGTCCAGAACGTCCTTGTCCTTGACACGCGCTTCGATCTTGTCCATCATGACGTCCTTGTCGATGGACGGAAAGAATTTGCGGATGTCCAGCTTCAGATAGTACTTGGCTTGCGGGTCGCGGAGATACTGCTTGAGTTTGGTCAGACCCTGATGCGCTCCCCTCTCCGGCAGTGCCGCGTAGGTCTGCGGGATCAGATTGCGCATGACCGTGTCGTGAAGCACCTGCATCAGCGCCCAATGGATGATGCGGTCCGGATAATAGGGGAGGTCCGCCACCTCGCGGGTCTTCCCTTTCTCATGGATCTCGAACATCCTGTAAGGCGACGTGTGGTATGTCCCTTCGACGAGCATCGTCTGAATGCTCTTGATGTAGAACTCCGGATCCTCATCGACCTTCCGCACGTCCGGACGATGCGTCTTGCCCTTGCGGGAGTTCTGATAGGCGCGCTTGATGTTCTCGTAGCTTACGAGCGTTCCCCAGATGTTTCCGAGTCTTTTCGTCATTTTATCCGCCTTTGTGTTTTGAGCGTCCTTTCCCTTTCGGTACTAAACCGCTTTGTGCATGGTCTATTTCGGCGAGGGCCGAGGTCATGGGCGGATTGGATGGTGATGGTTTTACAGGACCGATGGTCCTGTGGCCCAAAGGCCAGACGCGCCCCGTTGTTCGAGTTGGAGTTGGACAGGGAATTGTTCGCATTCAGGTAAGAGGGGCCGGCATTGCCATTCGACACATTGTCCGAATCGCCCCCGACGTACCCGAGGAACCCCCGAGGTTCGCGTCACTTCCGCTCAGACCTGTCCTCCGTTTCCGGATGGACTGTGATGGATGACGGGGCTGGCGCCCCGATGATGGTTTAAGGGGTTTGGATAGGAGGTTGCTTTAGTCGCGCGAGGACGCGCTCACAAGTCGAAGACAAAGGCCAGACGCGCCCCGCTGCTCGAGCCGGAGCTGGACAGGGAATCGTACGCAAGCAGGCAAGAGGGGCCGGCATCGCCACCCGACACATGGCCCGAATCGCCCCCGACGTACCCGAGGCATGTTCCATTGGCCGACCATAGATAGTCGCACTGATACGTCGAACTCGATCCGCCGACGTTGTCTGGTATGCCCCACCATGGTCCCGTCGTTTTCGCGCCCTTCTGCCATCCCAAAGATGTGACGAGAGATGTGTTGACCTTGTGGCTCACATCATCCGTAGGCTTGGAGTTCTGTCCCGCATACATCTTTCCCGAGATGTTGACGAAATCGTCGATGAACTCGAACTTGTATCCCCACGGGTTTTCGATCAGTGCCTTGACACTGTGCGAAGCGTCCGCACTCGCGGCGGTGCATCCTGCCCAGAGTCCCATCTTGTTGCATAGACCTTGGCCTGTCGATCCGTTGTACGGGAACCCGCCCTGTCCGATGGCACGTTGTCCGTTGAAATCCTTGGCTGCGAACAGGCATAGATGCCACCAATCTCTCCACTGATGGTAATTCCAAACCATCGCTTTCCCGTTTTTCACGGTGTTCGCAGCTGCATAGTTGCGGAAGGTCGGACGGGTGAATCCTCCGGACGATGCCTTGCCGGATAGGGACATCAGCTTGGAGCCGTTGACGTATCCCTCGTATACCCCGATCGCTTCGTACTCGTATGTGTGACCGTCGATGGTCGCTCCATAAGCCACCCCCGACTTCGCGGTATCTCCGATCGTCACGGAGTTGGATGCGCCTTTGCGATATAGTGCAGGGAAGCAGAACATGGTGTTCTCGGTCGTAATGGCCGAGGATCCGCTCGCATCGATCCACTTCCTGGAGGTCGCATTCCACACGGAGATCACCTGCGTCAGATCCTTCGGATTGAGGCGCTGATGGAGGTTTCCTGCAGAATCGAATGTCGCGTAGAAGCATTTGTTCAGATACGGGTTGGATGATGATCCATCCTCATTCATGTCCCATGAGCCGACGGTCTGACACGCTCCCAATGCGCTCGGAGGCGAACCGACCGGCGTGAAACCTGCACAATCGTCGGAGTAGGTCAAACAACCCTTGGGGTCCGTCGCGAACGTGGACGCGTTGAATGCCATGCTGAACACGATCGATTTTCCGACCGTAATGCTTTGAAGCAGACGGTCGATCGTGACAGTGGCCGAGGCGCCGTTTGCCGTGAATGTCCAGACGGAGCCGATGGCCAATCCGCTGAATTGGGCCAATCCGTTGCTGTCCGCGACGACCGACATGGAGTTGGACCCGGAGGTTCCGGTGACCGTAGTTCCTGCGTCTGTGTAGACCTGCACCACCGTCTTGATGTCCGGATACTGGAAAAGGTCGAAGTACACCCACACGACGCCCGTCGATGTCGCGGCGACTGTCTGCGGATCGTCGTTGTAGTAGCTGCCCTGATGCGTCAACGTCACCGTGTAGGTCAATCCCGAGTCCACGAGCAGATCCGCCCTTCCGGTGCTGTCTGCCGTGGCCGTGAAACTCTTTCCGGTCGCGGTGACCGTCCATGATGCCGTCCCCAGATTGAGGCGGTCGATGGTGTTGATCGACAGATGTAGCAAACATTTCCCGGCGGGGACGGTCTTGTTGCCGCCCCCATAGAACGCTCCGACGATTGTCATTCGACGACCTCCGTCCAGTCGTCCATGAGCATGTCCGTTTGGCTGGCCAGCCAGGGAACCAATTCGCCCCCGACGGTCCTCATATAGATGAACGGCAGGAACGGCGTACCGTCCTCCGACTCGACGCCGGGTTGGAGGCTGATCCACATCCTCTTTCCGTTCCATCCGTCTCTCGCGTATCTTTTCTCCGGAGTCTTCTTCAGACTCTCTAAAACCTCTCCGAAATTCATTCGTTCTCCTCCTCATATGACGGAACGTCCGTCGGAAGGCGTTTCTTCACGTCGCGGAGCGCTCTCTCGTAACCGCGCCAGTACTCGGTGTCGGTCTCCCCGACCTCCGCCTCCATCCTCTCGATGGTGCGTCTCACGACCTCGATGGGTCCAGATGCCATCACTCGGCCTCCGACGTCTCCCACATGACCGCGGGAGCGAGGTCGATGGTCGGCTTGGATTCGATGGCCCGGACCGTAATTGTCTTGCCGTTGATCGCGGAGACGCTGATGATGGCGTTGGCCATCTCCAGCACCTGCGCGTCGCTCATGCCCTCATGGGCGCCGATGACCGCATTGACAGGCACGGTGGTCAGCGTGGCGGTCTGCGTCCACGGCCCCGACCCTTGCCAGCCGGATGCGGGCAGATTGATCACCTGATGCAGATGGAATCCCCCTATTGACAGTCTGATCGGCAGATCCTCGTCGGGCTTGACTGACAATGCCCAGATGCGGATGTGCCGGTCGGAAACGATTTGCGGCTTGAGGGTCGCGTCGTATTCGGCGACCCTCTGCTCCAGTGTTGCGATGTGGGCGACGTAGGCCAGCACATCGGTGTCGGTCATTATCCCGGGTGTGACGAGGTCGTAGTAGTACGGCCCCACACCCTTCCACGAATCCGCGAATAGAATCGCGGAGTATGTGACGAGGATCTTTCCTGCCGGGATCCTCTCTCCGATTCCCCCCATGGTGGTGTAGAGCGCCCAGAAATTGGACTCCCACCTCTCGAAATCCGCGAAGGAGACGGTGCGGTTGTAACCCCACGCCTCCTCGATCCGGATGGCGACCCCGATCTTGGAGGCGACCGCCGCCAACAGGTCTTCCAGCTTCTGCGCCTCGTCGTAGCGGAACTGGTGCTTGCGCTGGACCTCGATGAACTCGACGTTCGGGACCCCCGCCTCGGTCGCCAGGGCGTTGGCGTTGAACTCCACGCGGTTCATGTCGAGCCACGTGAAGTACTCGTTAGGATCGCCGTCCCAGATCTTGCACATGAGATGCGGCAGTGTCATAGCGCAGCCACCCCGATGGTCACGGCGGTCGACGGCTTGGCCAGCATCGCGCGGATCGTCACGGTCGCACCGCTGACGGCGGATACGTGCATACCGCAGTCAGACACGGCCTTGGCGGACGCGTTGTCGCTCCCGCTGACCTGTCCGCACATGGCGGTCCTGACTGTCTTGCCCATCCCCACCTGTGCGGTCCATGGTCCGCTTCCGGACCATGATCCTGCGGAGATGGTGACGGTCTTGAGCGTCGGGAGCGGTCCCGTGATGATGCGCAGGGCGAGGTTCACGGTCGGCTTGATGCCTAGCGCCGTGAACTTCACGCGCCCGGCCTGGACGACCTCCGCACGGATAACGGCGTTGAACTCCGCCACACGAGCGTCCACGCTCATGGTGTGGTCGCCGTAGACCAGGAGGTCGTCCGTAGGCGTTATGCCGCTGGCCACCGCCAGCGTCTGTGTGTACGGCCCCGTCCCCGACCATGCGGAGGCGGACAGGGTGTACTGGCGCGAGACGATCTCCTTGAGTCCCACGCTCACGAGGCACGACTGCCCCGTGGTCGCAGGATTGGGCGATAGACGGATCGCAGTGATGACCGCTCCCGTGATGTCCGCGCTCATACTCCGATTTCCTCGACGCTGATCAGATGCGGAGTCTTGTACCGATCCAATCCCATGGACCATGACACCTCGATGGTGCTGATCCCGACGGTCGTCGCGTTGAAACGGAACCGCCCGGTCTTGCCGTCCGCGTCGATGCTCATGGTCCCCGCTTGCACGGTGGCGCCGTCCTGCGCCAGGATGCGGTAGGACGCTTCGTCGACCTTGCGGTCGGGGTCCTTCGGGTCGGAGAACTCGAAGACCAACTCGAAACTCTCGTCGATGTAGGCGTGTTGCA